GCACAATCCCGGCCTGATCATGTATCAGGCGGGTGCCGACGACTGGATTGGCGATCCGCTCGGCGGGACGAACACGGTGGCCCAGCTTTACCAGAGGGATGTGGCCACCTTCACCCTGGCCAAGCGCCGTGGGATTCCGGTCGTGTGCAACCTGGCTGGTGGGTACGCCGAGAACTTCCAGGACACGCTGTGCATCCACCTGAACACAGGCGAAGCGATGAAGGAGGTTTATCTCGGTACGGAGAAGCGTGACCTTGCCAGCTAGCTGCACATACTTCCATCCCAATCCATGATGGTGTATCGTGGCGCCTGTTGAGGTAACAGGAGCCAAGGGTGGAAGCGCCAAAGTATGACTACGTTCCCCGGGCCGCCTTCATGGATTTCCACCAGAGGACGGCACGGTGGAGCGTGATGATCTGTCACCGCAGAAGCGGTAAGACGGTGGCGGTGTTGAACGACTTGATCATCCGGGCGCTCCATGGGCGCCCGGATGGTTTGCGCCAGCAGTATGCCTACATGGCGCCATTCCAGAACCAGTCCCGGAGCGTGGCCTGGGAGTACCTGAAGAGCTACACCGCGCCATTCAGCAAGTGCCCTGGCTACAAGATCAGCGAGATGAACCTCACGGTGACGCTGCCTAGCGCGCGGAACCTGAACGAGCCGGGTGCGACAATCCTCCTGCTGGGCGCCGAAAACGCCGAGAAGCTGCGGGGTCTTTTTCTGGACGGGGTGGCGCTGGATGAGTTCCAGGACATCGCCCCCTATGTTTGGGACACGATCATCCGGCCAGCGCTGGCAGATCGCAGCGGGTTCGCGATCTTCGGCGGAACTGTCAAGGGGCACGACAACCCCCTCTGGGAGTTGTACGAGAAGGCCCGGATGCCGAACAGCGGGTGGTTCAGTAAGCTGTTGAAGGCCAGCGAATCCGGGATTCTGCCGCCCGACGAGCTTGAGGACCTGCGCCGCGGAATGACCGAGGAGGCATATGCGAGCGAAATGGAGTGTAATCCCAACGCCACGATTACCGGGCGCATTCTGCTCCCCTACCTGAAGGTTGAACAGGTCACACGGGTTCCGTGGCAGCCCGACGGTGGGCCGGTGATGACCGCCTGGGACCTTGGGATGGCAGACACGACGAGCATCTGGACTGCGCAGACTGTCGGTAAGGAGATTCATCTGTTGCACAGCTACGAGGAATCCGGGCAACCATTGAGCTTCTTCGTCAATTGGCTGCGGAAGTTGCCCTATGCCAAGTATTTTGGCGCGCACCTAATGCCGCACGACACGAATGTCAGGGAATTGGGCACGGGGGTGAGCCGGCTCGAGACCATGCGCAACCTGGGGATGCGCAACATCAAGATCGTCCAGAAGCTGCCCAAGGATCAGCAGATCGACGCCGGCCGGATGCTGCTGGCGCGCTGCTGGTTTGACGAGGAGGGGTGCTCCGAAGGGTTGCGGGCGCTGCGGGGATACCAGTTTACCTGGGATGCGAAGCGCCAGTGCTTCAGCTTGACTCCGTTGCACGACAAGAATTGTCTGGTCGCCGGAACGCCGGTGCTCACCACGCGGGGTGAAATTCCGATCGAGCAGGTGTTCGTCGGCGACAAGGTGGTTACTCCGGCAGGACCAGCCCTTGTGACATTTGCCGGTCCTGTGCGGCGTGTAGATGAGTTGATCACGATCACCTTGGGTGACGGGCGCACCTTGACTGGAACCCCGGAGCATAAGGTATTCACAATTAAGGGACTCATTCAGTTACATAACTTGCAGGTTGGTGATACCATTTTGGAAGGTAAATCACCAGTTTGGAGGTTGTTCAGAAATGGTCTCAAAGAAATCTTTCTACGCCTACACGCACTCGCGGCCGGACGGTTGAGCGCACGTGTGAAGAGTGTGGTCGCTCGTTTCATACTCCTTACCCTACGAGAAAGAAAACCTGCGACCGTAGTTGTTGGGATAAGGCGAATCGACGTAAGCAAGGAAAGCCCGTTGGTGTTCGACCTAACCGTGCAAAACCAACATTGCTATCTGGCAAACGGGCTGTTGGTCAGTAACTCCAACTTCAGCGACGCCTTCCTCCAACTGGCTGTCGGGATGCGCAAGGCTAACATCCACATGGACAATAATCCAGGTGTTTTCGGGATGACGGACGGGGAGTTGCTGGATGTCGACGAGGAACTACCGATCGTGGAGCCATGGACCGACAACACTGGTGTATTTGCCTGAGTTATGATCTAATCCGCGAATCAATCACCAGAGTTCCCATCAATGGCCAGTGCAAGACGTGTCAGACAGGATGCAGAAGCCGCGGCGAAGCGCTACGCCGAATACGCCAGTTTGATCGCCGGCTACAACGCGCGTGTGGATCAGATGAACAGTGGTAACGAGGCCGCGGTCAATCTCTACAACCAGCAGGTCGCCGAGTTCAAGGCGTTCCAGGAGTCCGTGGAGAAGGGTCAGGCGGTTGCGGTAGCCAACCTTGGACTGAGCACCGCCGGGGGATACGAAAATCTTGTCGAGAAGTTGGAGAAGAACTGGCCAGAGGGTAAGGTGCCGGCACCGCTGACACCTGAGCAGGAGAATATCGCCATCGCAGAACAGGTTCAACAGGCGCAATACATCAACCAGAAGGTGATCGAGGCCAACGCCGCCTGGGCCGCATCGTTTGGGCCGGACGGGCCGCCGCTTGGCGAGCAGCCGCCACCCTATGACCCAACCACCGATCCCAACTATCCGAAATTGACGGTGCAGCCGACCTGGATCGACAGGGATAGTCCGGAAGGACAGAAGGTCATCCAGCAGTTGAGCAACGTCGGGTCCTATGCCATCGTTGGTGGCAAGGATGGGAAGATCGTTCCCATGGACCTGGATGAGAAGGGGTTCCCGAAAGACGCCGCAACCATGGTCAAGGGTGTCGAGAACCTGGGTGCGCTACCAACCCAGGTCGGGCTATCAACCATCGGCGACAAGCAGCATTGGGTCAATAATGGAGACGGCACGGCCACCAAGTATCTGGCTGGGCCGACCGGATGGTATGCTTCCGGTTCCCCAATCCGGATTCTTGCCTGGGACAAGTCTCCCCCGACACAAAACACCGACGCCGGGCCTGTTCCGGAACAACCGAAGGATTGGAACCCTAGCCTGCGCGAGCGGGCGGAACTGGAAAATCCGACCGTGGATGCGGCCGGTAGTAACATGGCCGCCGCCATGGGTTCCTACGTCAAAACGGGCTTGATGAACGAAGCATCACGCAATTCCGCCTTGGTCGATGAAGCCGGGCAACCACTAACAAGCACCGACACGGGTGTTCTGAACCGTGTCATGCGGGGAATCCTATGACCATCGAAGCCAATCCCGAACAAGCCCTCGAAGAGATCGTCCAGGAAGAGCAGGGTCGCGAGCAAAAGCAGGAACAAGTGCGCGAACAGCTTGCCCAGGTCCTGCTGAAACGTCGTGACCAGGCAGTGCGGTATCGCGCCGGCCTGGGTATCGAGACGCAATGGGCCGAAGACCAGGCGTACTACGAGGGTGAAGAGGAAAGCTCGCGCGTCGCCTATTACAAAGGGATGACCCTTGGCTCACCGCTGCTCGCGAAGCCCAAGAACGACTTCAAGTCCAAGATTTTCCTGAACATCACCCGCCCCTACGTCGAGACTGCTGCATCCAAGGTCATTGAGGTGTTGTGTCCGGTCGATGACCGGGCCTTCTCGATCGTTCCCAGCCCGATCCCCTTCGCGGTCATGGGTGGCCAGGAGATGCGCGGGACGGCGATTCCACAGGAAATGGGTGCCCCGCCGGGCCAGGCACCGATGGTTGATCAGAACGGGATGCCTGCTGCACAGCAACAAATCCAGCAACAGCAGGTCGAGAAATCGGTCGAAGACAAGCTGCGGATCGCCGCGCGCGGCGCCGAACGCTGGATCGACGACGCCTTGCAGGAGTGTGGCTACGGCCGGGAACTGCGTCGCCTGGTTGATGACGCGGCCCGCCTGGGCACCGGCATCATGCGCGGCCCGATCCCAACCGTGCGTGTCTCGCGGAAGGTGGATGGCGACCAATTGGTCATGGTCGAAGAGATCGTGCCGGAATCGAAGTGCATCTCGATCTGGAACGCCTTCCCCGATCCAGCGTGCGGAGACAACATCCACAACGGTCAGTATTTCATCGAGCACGACAACCTGACCGAGAAGCAGGTGCGCGAACTGATCGCCGCCCCGGGGTACATCCCGTCGGCCATCGAGGAAGTTCTCAGGCAGGGACCGCAAGAGAACGCGACCACTGCCCTGGTCAAGGCGCCCCACGAATCTTCGGACCAGGTGGCCAAGAACTACCACATCTGGTACTACCACGGGTTCCTGTCGGTCGAGGATGTGGTCGCCATGGGGTGCGATTGCGGTGACATCGAGGGTGGTGTGGCTGCGGTCATCACCATCATCAACGATACCCCCATCAAGGCGCACCTGGCCCCCCTGAGTGCCGGGAAATTCCCCTACGACTTCATGTGCTGGCAGCGCACTGCCGGTAGTCCGTGGGGTATCGGCATTGCCCGTCAGATTCGCGCCTGCCAGTCCATCCTGAACGCCACGGTGCGTTCGATGATGGAGAACGCCGGCCTGTCCAGCGGCCCGCAGATCATCCTTGGTCGCGGCTCGATCATCCCGGCGGATGGAAGCTGGGTCATCACACCGCGGAAGGTGTGGTTGCTCAAGCCGGATGCCGACATCCCGGACGTGACCAAGGCGTTCAACGCCGTCCAGATTCCCAGCATCCAGCAGGAACTGCTCGAGACCGTCAATTTCGTGCTGAAGATGGCCGAGAACGTCACCGGCCTGCCGATCCTGCTGCAAGGGCAGCAGGGACCCACCGGCGTTCCGGAAACCGTCGGCGGGATGCAGATTCTCGTGGCCAACGCTTCGGGCCTGCTGCGCCGCATGGCCCGCATCTTCGACGATTCCATCACAAAGCCGCACGTCACCTCGTACTACGAGTGGATGATGGAGTTTGGCGAGGATGATTCGATCAAGGGTGACTTCCAGGTCATCCCGCGCGGGTCCAGCGCCCTGGTGATCAAGGACATGCGCGCCACTTTCCTGATCCAGGTGGTCCCGCAACTCATCGCGAACCCGAATTTCGGCATCGACCCGGCCCGCTACTTCAAGGAGGTGGCGAAGCTGAACGGTCTAGAACCCAGCGATGTGCAATTCACCGAGGCTGAACTGCAAACGATCATGCAGCAAGAGCCCCTGGTCGATCCGCGCGTGCAGGTTGCCCAGATCAGGACTGAAGGTGACCTCAAGAAGACCGAGATGGTGGTTGCCACCGACCAGGCGCGCATTGCCCGCGATATCGATCGCGATCGCGCTTATGTGGAAGCCGAGAACGAGCGCACCAAGACGACGGGCATTGTCAAGATGGCTGAACTCGAACTGCGCCGTGAGCTTTTGATCATGGAGTTGGCTCAACGTGACAAACTCAGCATTGAAACCATCAAAGCACAACTTGCGATGAAGGGTGCTGATCTTGATCTGAATCGTGAGTTGGCACAGTTTGGCCACCTTAGCGCCCAGGAAGCTCGGGTTACCGATGGGGAATTGGCAAAACAACAAGCTGTGGTTGAAAGCGCTGTGGAAAAGATCGAGCCTCCTGGGCGGGCTCCTGCTGGATACGGTGACTCGCTTTAATGTTTTCTCGGTAAGGAGCGTTTTTTCATGGACCATAATGTTGCAAGGTGGGTTTTCTCTGAGGTCGCGCTGTGATCCCGATCCCTGACGACTTCGAGCTACAGCCGGCGGAAACCGTACCGATCAAGAAGCCAGAAGGGCGCGAGCAGGGTCGCCTGGTTGCCGCCCTGCGGCGCAAATGGGCACCACTTCCGGATGATTTGCGGCCGATCGTGGCGCACATTCCCAACGGTGGTGCGCGCGACGCCAGGGAGGCGGCGAACCTGAAAACCCAAGGTGTGTTGTCTGGGATTCCCGATCTAATCATCCTTGCCCCGGGACCGATCACCATCTTCATCGAGATGAAGGCTTCTGATGGTCGGCTTTCGTTGAGTCAAAAGGATGTCCATCGGAGCCTTGTTGCATTTGGGCATCTCCTGATCGTCGCCTACAGTGCCGAGGAAGCGCTGGCTGAATTGAGGAAAATCGTATGCAAGATGTGAATGATCTCGTCGATCTGGTCTTTGCCGACGCCGACGCGGCCCACCGGCAACACCTGGCGACCGAATCCTACGCTGAACACATGGCGCTCGGGTCCTTCTACGAGGATGTTCGCGAGGGGATGGATTCCCTGGCCGAAGCGCTGATCGGCATGGGGCAACGTCCGGAACCATCCCCGGGTTCAATGCTCGACCAGTTGCGCAACAGCTTCGTTCAGTTGCAGAACCTGCGCGCGATCTGCGATGGGGTGCCGGCGGCCGAGAACCTGTTCGACAACATCACCGCCACCTACCTGACTGCTATCTACAAGCTCTCGAGGTTTTCGAAGCCATGAGGATCGATGCCAACAGCGCCACATGGATGGTGATCGAAGCCTATGTCGAGCAGCGCCTGGCCGAACATCGCAAGCGCCTGGAATCCAACATCACATGGGATGAAACCCAGGCGACACGAGCCCAGATGCGCGAACTACGGCTTTTGCTTGCAGAGGCCCAGCCGACTGATGCACAATATGTAGCACTTGACATTGAACAGGAGATGCAGCAATGAGCACCGAACTTACCCAAGAACAACTCGACGCCGCGATGGACGCGGAGTTCGAAAAAGGTTTCAACGCCGAACGTGGTGAAGTGGTTGAACCCGCCTTCGAACCGACACCGGATACGGAAGCTAAGGTTGAATCGACACCGGAGCCGGAACCCACCCCTGAACCGACACCGGCCGCGGCGCCAGCGCTGGCCGGTCTCACAGAAGAGCAGATCACCAATGCCCTGGCTCGCGTGTCGCAGCAGCAGGCGACCATCGACAAGCTGGGTGGGCGTATCGGACATCTGCTTCAGCAGGTCGAGCAGTTGAAGGCGGTGCCGCGGACAGCATCTGAGCAGCGCTCCTTCGACCTCAAGCTGACCAGGTTGGGCGAAGCCTTCCCGGAACTGGCCGAACTCCTGCGCGAAGACCTCAAGGGGATCGGCGACACCCAGGTCGCGCCGGCCGGCGCCGGCCCTGCCACCTTCACCGCCGAAGACGTGGATCGCATCGTCACCGAGAAGCTGACCAGCTTCCAGCGCCAGCAGGAACGGGCCATGGAAGTTAAGGTGCTGGGTTCTGCCCATCCCGATTGGGAACAGGTGATCAAGACCCCGCAGTTCGCCATCTGGCGCGACAACGTGATCAAAGATGGGAAGGAGTTGATGGAATCGGAAGACGCCTCGTTCATTTCCAGGAAGCTGACCGAATTCAAGGATTGGTCAAAAGCGACCGTCGTGACTGCGCCGGCGCCGGCCTCTGCCGCCCCGGCACAATCTAGCCGCCAGCGTCTCGCCAATGCCGTGCTTCCCCGCACCACGGCAGCACAGCCAGCATCCGGCCCGGCCACGGAAGAGGATGCTTTCATGGCCGCCTTCAAGACCGAGCGCGCCAAAGCTGGTTATTGACAGGAAACCGTGAAAAATATCACGGTCGGGATCACAAAACCCGGCCGCGATATTGACACCACTGTCACCGCTTGATATTCTGTTGTCTCCGTAGCAAACTCAACTTGACAGGAGAAACCGTAATGAAAATCTTCACCAGCCTGGTGTTCGCACTGGTTGCAATCTTCGCCAATCCGGCTTTCGCGACCAACCTGCTGCCGACGCCGAACGTCAACGCTCAGGATCAGAACCAGGGGCAAGCCCAGGGCCAGCTTCAAGGGCAGCTTCAGGGCCAGGGTCAAGCCCAGGGCCTGATCAACGCCAACAACATCGGCGTGTCCAACCGTATTAGCAACGATGTGCGTAACAACGCCAACGCTTTTGCCGCTGCCCAGGCCGGAGCCAAGTCGAATGCGCAGAACCTGACCACCACCGACGTGCGCAACAACAACGGCGGCAACACGCTGACCGTCAATGAGGCGGCGATTCCGGCCGACACGAGCGTTCGCTACTCCGGCGGCTACGAAGTCAAGAACGTGCCCGGCTTCGCACTCGGCAACGTCTATCCGACTGCACCTTGCATGGGGTCTTCGCAAGTGGGTGGCTCCGGTGTTGGATTCAGCATCGGCATCGGCACCTCCTGGACTGACGACGAGTGCGGCATCCGTGAAACGGCTCGCAGCTTTGCCGGCGCCAACCTGAAGGAAGACGCTTTGGCGATTCTCTGTACCAGCAAGTATGCCGCCGCTGCGCCGTCGTGCAAGGCGCAAGCCAAGCCAGAATAGTTGCAACAGTCGCCGATAGGCAGCCCCGGTCAAAAGCCGGGGTATTTTTTTGGGCTGTCACTTGACACAGATGCGCACGAAAACCTAATATGGTATCTTGCACAACAGGAGAAAAAGATGTCAAAGCGCAGAACCACCGAACAATTCATCGCCGAAGCCCGCGCCGCCCACGCCGCTGATGACCGCTACGACTACAGCAAGGTCGAGTACAAGGACAGCCACACCAAGGTCGAGATCATCTGTCCCAAGCATGGGAGTTTTCACCAGTCACCAACCAACCACCTGCGCCCGTGCGGGTGCCCAGGCTGCACCGGAGATGCAATCCGCAAGGGTCGGGGATTCAACTCAGCGGAGTTCGATGTCGCACGCGCCAGGGCCAAGCACGGTGACAAGTATGATTACAGCAACTGCAAAGGTGGTTCCACGAAGACCAAGGTTGAGATCATCTGCCCTGAGCACGGGCTGTTCTTACAATCCCCGGAGAAGCACTACAGTGGGAGCGGGTGCCCTGAATGTAAGGTGCTCGATGCCGACAGGCTCAAAATGGAAAAACAAACAACTCGATATGAAAGGATGAAGACTACTTTTCAACAGAACTTTGCAGCAAGGTTTATCGAAAAAGCACGGATAGTTCATGGTGAAAAATACAACTACGATCTGAGTGAATACACTCAGGCCAAATGTAAAATCGAAATAGTGTGCCCTGAGCACGGGTCGTTTTGGCAAACAGTGAACTCGCATTTGAACGGTAATGGTTGCCCTGCCTGTCAATATGCAGCGCTATCCCTATCGAACAGCCTCACCTCAAGCGATTTCATTGCGAAAGCTACCTCGATTCATGGTGATAAATACGACTATTCAAAAGTTGAATATCGTACTGCCAAAGAAAAAGTTGAGATCGTCTGTCTGGATCATGGTTCTTTCTGGCAACAACCAAACAATCATCTGAGTGGCAATGGTTGTCCTGAATGCACATCGAAGATTTCCAAACAAGAGACCGAGCTGTTCGATTTCATCAAGACGCTCGCCCCTGACGCCGAACAATCCGACCGCACCCTGCTCGCCGGCAAAGAACTGGACATCGTGGTGCCCTCACGCAAACTCGCCTTCGAGTTCAACGGGTTGTGGTGGCACTCGGAGCGCATGGGCACCCAGCTCAACTATCATCAGGACAAGACCGACGCCGCGGCCGCCGCCGGATACAGGCTGATCCACATCTTCTCGGATGAGTGGGAGAACCACCGCGCATGGTGCGAGGCTCACATCCGCAACGTACTCAATGTGCCGGCCCGCATCATCTACGCTCGCAAATGTGAGGTGGAGCAGCATGAGAGCGCTGTCGGTGTGCGCCAGTTCCTTGAAGAGAATCACCTGCAGGGCTTCCGCGGTGGCCGATCGATCGTGCTCAAGTACGACGGTGAGATCGTCGCTTGCGCCATTGTTTCGAAGACCATCTACGGTACCGTGGAACTGGCCCGCTGGTGTGTGAAGCTGGGGTTGCAGGTGGTGGGCGGGTTCAGCAAAGTCACCAAGCTGCTGCCGGCTGGGATCATCAGCTACTGCGACACCTCGAAGTACGACGGGTCAGGCTACGAGGCGAGCGGTTGGACCAAGGTGGCTGACGGCCAACCCAGCTACCACTACACCGACGGCATTGAGCGCGTCGGTCGTCAGCATTTCCAGAAGCACAAACTGCTGGCGCGTGGTGCGGTAGGTGAGAACGAAGTCGATCTTGCAGCAAGCGAGGGATTCTATCGGATTGGTGGTTGCCGCCAACTCAAGTTCGCGCTGCGATAGGGGGTGAGTTTTTTCAACTTGCCTATTGACAAAAGCTATCAACATTGGCAGAGTACCCACATGGCGCCTATCAGACGCCACCTAAAACATTCGACCTTGATGGCCGTGTGACAAACCAAAACTCAATCCATCAAGGAGTAAGACGCCATGTCCGGCCAACTTTACGCTACCCAGACCCCACGAATCGGCAAGGTCAAGGGTGAAATCCTCGCTCGCGCCATCCCCTGCGAAGTTCTGGGTCTTGCTGCCCACAACAAAGAACTGCCGCGCAATAGCTCGACGACCATCATCTTCCGTCGCTGGGTTCCCTACGACGCGACCACCGCCAATCCGAACCTCCTCATCGGCGATGTTTTCCCGGCCAACACCGTCGAAACTGAAGCCTCGAACCGTGTCACGACCAAGCTGACGGCCAATCTGACATCGGAAGGTGTCACCCCGACGCCGGATACCATCGTCGCCCAAGACATCACCGCCGTCATGGTCCAATACGCCTGCCTCTACTCCTTCACGGATGTGGTCGCCGACATGTACGAAGACGACATCGAGGATGCCCTCAAGACCCAGGTCGCCGAGCGCATGATGCTCATTCGCGAACTGGAACTCTACTCCAAGGTCCGGGCTGGCACGAACCGCTTCTTCGGCGGCGCCGGCACCACGATCGCCACCGTCGATGGTAAGCTGACCGCCAAGATGCTGCGCAAGATCGCAAGGTCACTGGCGCGCAACTATGCGCGCAAGCCGACCAGCATCCTGGCGCCGACGCCGAACATCGACACGAAGTCGATCGAAGCTGCGTACCTGGTCTTTGGTTCCAGCGACATGGAAGCCGATCTGCGTGACACCACCGCCTTCCCTAGCTACACCCCGGTCGCGTCATACGGTACCCGCAAGCCGATCCACGAGAACGAAATCGGTTCCTTCGAGCAATTTCGCTTCGTCGTTTCGCCCGACCTGGTTCCGTTCCAGAACGGCGGCGCGGCGGTCGGCGCAACGGCTTGTGTATCCACCGGCGGCACTGCCATCGATGTATATCCGCTGATCGTCGTCGGTCAGGAAGCCTACGGCACCGTCGCCCTGCGTGGCGCCAAGTCGTTCGATCTGGGCATCATTCCGGTCGGCAACCGCGACTCCGCTGACCCGCTGGCCCAGCGTGGCTACGTCGGCTCCAAGTGGTACGGCGTGTCGGTGCTGCTGAACCAGCAGTGGATGGCTGTCGCCTTCGTTGGTGTCGGCAACCTCGCTTAATCAGCGACCAGTGTGACAGAACAAGGTGGTGGGTCGAAAGCCCACCCCCTTTTTTCTGCAAGGACCAATATCGAAGCTCGGCACGGTTCCCGAATTTCCAACCTGAAACCAATTGCCAATCGATAGCTGATTGATGCAGGCTATCACCTCAACCTTTTTTTTTTTCAACAGGAGCATATCAACATGGGCGCACCCCGCACATCCAAAATCATCGACTCTCCGGAAACCGAAGTTCCGAAGCCCAGCGACATCACCTTTGATTCCGTCTATGTGCCGGACGAGCCGGAGATCATCAAGGTTTCCGCACCTTCCGGCGGCGCCGGAGACAAGAAGCAGTTCGACGAACTGAACTTCAACGAAGAGTTCGTTGAGGTGATGGTGCATGAAACCACCGACAAGAACGCCGAAGACCCGGTATTCACCGCCTGCAACGGCGTGACTCAATACTTTTTCCGCGGCCAGGTACAGAGTGTTCGTCGGAAATACCTGGCGATCCTGGCTTCCTGCAAGGAGCACGCGATCAAGACGGTCGAATATACCCAGGCCGACGGTTCGCGGGCCACCAAGATCGTTCGCACCTCTTCGCTCAAGTACCCATTCAGCGTGATCAGCGATCCGAATCCCCGGGGCGCCCCGTGGCTGAGAGCCCTCCTGTCCTCAGCCACGTAATAAAGCCTGCTGTTCTCCTGCGGCAGCTTTCCCGGCGCCCTTGCGGCGCCGGTTTTCATTGTGCTACTATCGCGAAGACTACTTCTGAGGTGACCCCGTGAATTTCCTTCAACTCTGCCAGAGAACCGCGCAAGAAGGTGGTGTTTCAGGGCAAATCACATCCACCCAAAACCAGACCGGCGAAGCCAGGCGGATCATCAATTGGGTCAATAGCGCCTACCGTGAAATCCTGAACAGCGATCAGTTCGCCTTCGGATTCGTCCGCAAGGAGGTTCATAAGCAACTGATCCCTGGTCAGGGCACCTATACCCAGGCCGATCTCGGGATCACCGATCTTGGTCAATGGGATACCGAAACCATGCGGGTCTCGATCAACGAGGATCGCAGCGACGAGACGTTCATCATTGGTCAGCGCTGGCCGGCGTTCCGGGACTACTGGCGGTTCAGCACCAGGCGTTACACCACGTCCCGCCCCCTGAACTGCGCTGTCAATCAGGAAACCAACCTCGAGATCGGGCCGGTTCCCGACACCGCCTGTTGGCTGACGTTCCAGTACCTTGCCGTCCCTTCGGACCTGTTTGCCGACACCGACATCCCGGTCATCCCTGATCGTTGGCAGATGGCGATTGTGTGGCGTGCGCTGCGGCATTACGGTATGTTCGAGTCCGCCCCTGAAGTGGTCATGCGGGCCGACAGCGCCTACAACGAGATCGTCTTGCGCATGACCCTCGACCAGGCGCCGCAGATCGTGGTTGGACCCCCACTATGCTGAGACCCGAAGGGCTCCCACCGGTACAGTACGAAGTCACCCCGCTTCAAGGTGGCTTCGATCAGATCACCTCTGCCTACAATCTGACACCTGGGGCCTTGCGGGATTGCATCAACTTCGCCTGCCGCTCGCAGGGTGGGTACTATCGCATTCCAGGGTACGAGCGCATTGATGGTCGGCCCGCTCCGAGCAGTGCGGAGTTCATCGCCATCGACGTGACGATGAATCCTGGGGAACCCCTACCACCTGTCGGTTCAGTTGGCACATTCGGCAATCTTCAGGGTACGGTCTGCTACATTGACCCGTTCGGGACCTACATCGTGATCACCAAGTTCTCCATTGTCGAAGAGGAAAACTGATGGACATCTCGCTGTTTGTTCCTGGTGACATCGACCTTGGAAGCGGGGTTATCGGTACGGCGACAGGTATTCACACCCAACTGACGATCAAGCAGAATGCGATCATCAAGGCGGCTGCGGCCAACATCTACCGTGCTGACATCCAGCCTGTGCCTGGATCAGGCCCGATCCGCGGCGTTGTCTATTTCAAGGATCAGGTGTTCGGTTTTCGGGACAACGAAAACGCCGACGCCGAAGACATCTATCGCAGCACTCCGACCGGGTGGGAAAAGGTCGATCTCGGCTGGACCATCCAATTCAGCAACTTGCAGGATGAAATCTCCGAAGGTGACACGCTCACCCAGGGGTTTGCTTCAGGTACGGTTGAGCGTTGGATCATCACCTCCGGTGACATCCAGTCCGGAGTCAATACCGGATATTTCGTTCTCAGCGGTGTTGGTGGGGATTTTTTCGCAGCGGGTGCGGCGTTGGTCGGAGCGGTGGTGGTCACTCTCGACGGCGCCGAAACAGCAATCACCCTGAGTCCTGGAGGGGAGTATAACTTCACCATTGGTAACTTCAGCGGCTACTATGACAACGAGCGTGTCTATGGTGCCGACGGGGTGAATGATGCCTTCGAATTCGACGGCACGGTGTATGTGCCGATCCTGGTTGCGACGCAGAGCAAACCGAGATATGCGCTTGTGCATTCGAACCACCTTTTCCTGGCTGTGGAAAGCTCACTATTGCATTCCGCTGTCGGAAACCCCTACAACTTTGAAGTTGTCAATGGGGCTGGGGAGATCGGCACCGGCGGCAAGATCACGGGCCTGCTGATCCTGCCAGGCAACCAGGGCACAGCCGCCCTTGAGGTGACCTCGCGTAGCTCGACGTGGGTTCTCTACGGCACATCGGCGCAAGACTGGAAGTTCGTCAATTACAACGTCGGTGTCGGCGCCTTGGACCGCACTTTGCAGAACCTCTTCGACGCCTTCTCGGCCGATGACCACGGCATCACGATGATGAAGCAATCCCAGAACTATGGGAACTTCGATGCTGCGCGTCTCACCTACAACATTCAGCCGTTTATCAGCAGTCTGGTTGGGCAGCTTGCCTGCTCGGCCCTGAGTCGTTCCAACAGCCAGTACCGGGTCTATTACGCGAACGGGTTCGGGATTTACACCACCGCCACCCCACAGGGTATCGTCGGTCACGGCGTCGTGCTGTTCCCCGATCCTGTGATTTGCAGCTTCGATGGTGAAAATTCAAACGGCAGGACGGTGCATGTGTTCGGCACAAGCACAGGCTATGTGATGCAGAACGATTCCGGGACCAGTTTCGATGGTGCCCAGATCAATGCCTACTTGAACACCAACATCAACACGGCGAAGTCTCCCAGGATTCGCAAGCGGTTTCGTCGCTGCGTTCTCGAGCTACAAGGTGGCAACTACGTGGAGATGCAGGTCGGGTATGCGTTCGAGTGGGCCAGCGAGCAAATCCTACCCCACGCATTTGAAGAAGGATCGATGTCTTTCGCCGCCTTGTCGTTCTGGGACACCTTCACCTGGGACAGCTTCTATTGGGACGGGCGCTCCAATGACGTGGTGTCGGTGGAACTCGAAGGCACCGGTGAGAACCTGCAAATGATGATCGTGGTGGATTCCGATTACGTTGAGCAATTCACGATCCCGAGCGCGATTTTTCATTACACACAACGGCGCGGCAATCGGTGATAGAATTGCCCAACATTTGAGCGAGACAGCACAATGTCGAACGAATACTTCCAACCAGGTTCAGTGCCCGCCCCGAACAGTCCGGGGTCATCTGCTGTCATCCGTAACGAGTTTGCCAACATCGCCGCGGCTTTCGACAAGCTGCCGACCCTGGCGGACAATGCCGGATACCTCATCGCTGTCGATCCTACCGGAACGCGCCTGATTTCTGCCGGATTCAACGTCGATGATATTGTCACCCTCGACGGCGAGCAAACGCTCACCAACAAGACGATCGCCTGGGACGATAACAGCTTCCCTGGCTTTGGCACGGCCGCAACGAAAAATGCTAGCACTGTGCCTGGAACTGGTGAGGTGCCGGTCATGGTCGGCCCGAACCTGTTTGGTCCGATCGATGGTTCGAACCTGATCAACTTGAATACCGGCAACTTCGGCGGTGTTGTTCCTGTCTCCAAAGGTGGTACTGGCGCATCCGATGTCACCGGCGCACAGGCCAGTTTGGGGATCGACCTTAAGGCCAACATCAACAGTCCCTCTTTTACCGGTACGCCGACCGCCCCCACACCTGGTATTGGTGACGCCAGCGCCAGGGTTGCCACAACCTACTTCGTCGCCAACACCCTGGATACCATCGGTGCCACCACTCCGAGCGACGACTTGCCGCTCATGGATGGTGTGGCAAGTGCCGGCATACCTGGCAGCTTCCTCGTTTCCAGGAAAGATCACGTCCATCCTACCGACACCAGTCGGGCGCCGACCAGTGCTTCCACGGCTGCCGGAACTACTTTCACCTCCGCCGGCGGTGTCGCCGCCACGAACGTGCAGGCGGCCATTGTCGAACTCGACACCGAAAAGGCGCCGTTGGCAAGCCCGGCTTTCACCGGTACGCCGACCGCCCCCACTCCGGCCGTCCAGGACACCAGTACCAAGATTGCCACGACGGCGTGGGTGCAGAGCACGATTGCTGCCCTTCCCCCTGCCGGGATGCTTCCGGACAACGACATCCCGGAGACGAACGGTGTCGGGAGTGCCGGAACAAGCGCTGAAGCCTCCCGCGGCGATCACGTTCATCCGACCGATACCACGCGCGCGCCGCTGGCAAGCCCGACCTTCACAGGCAATCCGACGGCACCGACGCCATCTCCCGGAGACAACGATACCAGCATCGCCACCACCGCGTTCGTGACGGCAGCCAATGCTTTGATCACTGCCGACATCAACGCCAAGGATGCGCTGAACGTCAAGAAGACCAGCGGCACCGGGTCAGCCCTGTTGCCGGTGGGCACCACTGCCCAGCGTGACGCATCGCCGACACTCGGCGGTTTGCGTTTTTCAACCACCCTTACAGGATGGGAGGGTTGGAATGGAACCAACTGGACATCTGTCGGTGGTGGGCAGATGCTCGGTCAAGCGCCGGTCAAGGCGATCTTTTTCAACAACACGAATATCAGCGAAGACCTGACCGTGGTGGCCGGTACGAACGGCGGCACCTTTGGTCCGGTAACCATCGACAGCGGCAATACCGTCACGATCGAAGACGGTTCCACGTGGAGCATCGTATGACAACTCAAATCTCAGGCGATACTGGCGTCAGTCAGTGCCAACCGAACAGTGTGAGTCAGGACGACTTGCAGAGTGGGGTGGTAGGTAAAGGTCCGGCGTTTAGTGCAACGGGCCAAGTGTTTGTCGGCAACGTCAATGTGGCGATCAAGGTTCCCGTACAGACCGAGGTCTTCGACACCGACAACTGCTACGACGCGCCCAACAGCCGCTTCACGCCGAATGTGGCGGGCTACTACCAACTGAACTGCACAGGCGGCAACCAGTCGGCGCTGGATACCTTTGGCCTCTACATTAATTTTAGGAAGAATGGTAGCGTCGTGCTGGCGCAAGGCGGCGGCACGGGTAACGCTTCCGCCTACGCTCGCGGCAGTGCTAGTGCGGTGGCCTACTTCAATGGGACGACAGATTTCGTTGAGGTGTGGATCACTCCATTGGGACCGTCCGGTACACTGAACGTGATCTGCTCCGACTTCTCCGGGGTACTTGTGAGGGCTGCATAATGTCTCTAATTAAAGCAATCAAGCATCAACTTGGCCTCTCCGTCACACCTGCTAACAACTTCACCCTTACAGCAGAAGCTGATAATGGCACTATGAAGCTCGCAAGGGGTAATGCAGGAGCTACTACGCAGGACATCATGACTGTAGATGCTGCTGGCAAAGTGGTATTTCCACAAAACAACAGAACTTGGCAGGACGTTATTGGTAGTCGTACTGCCGGTATTCTTTACACAAATAGCACTAGCTATGAGATTTTTGTCGCTGCAACCTTTTATACTCAAGCGGCAGGTGGATATGGGTGGATTGAAGTGGATGGGTTGGTTATAAGCTTAACCACCCAAGCACCCAATGCATACCTATCTGGTGGTGTTTGTGTGCCAGTTCCTCCTGGAGCAACATATAAAGTGCGTGTAACGAATGCTACGGTGAATAACTGGAAGGAATACAGATGACGGCCAAGATAACATCCTCTGCCGACGGCACCAAAGTTACTATCGGCACCGCAGCGAAAGATGCACTGCAAATAGACGCGACGGCGAATACCATCAAGGCGGTCGCTCCGTGCAGTTTCCTACCCCTGACCAGCTACGCCAATGATGCTGCCGCTGCGGCGGGCGGGGTTGCTATCGGCGGACTGTACCACACGACTGGCACAGTCAAGGTCCGGCTGGCATGAGAATCCCACTCGTCCTCCTGCTCTCCGGGTGCGGCACCACAGCGAAATATGGGCTGCAAATCTACGCGACGGCGAAGTGTATCAATTTTTCCGGTGCTCTTGTGAGAGTAGCATAATGCTCAACTTCGAACTCCTTCCCAACTGGAAAGACGTGGCCAAGAAGGCGTGGTCGATGTGGGGCAACTATATCACGATGGTCTTGGCTGGCATGGAGACCATCTCGGTCGTGTTCTTGAACGGCACACCGTCTATAACCATTCTCGTCGTTGTTTTCACGATCAACGGCCTTTCCGCAGGTGCTCGGCTGGTCGCCCAGAACGGGTTGAGCAAGGGTACTCCGATCGACATGAACAGCGAGGATTTGGCGGAATTGGCTGATCTCATCATCCAGCACTCGCAAACCCCTGCACCTGTCGATCGCATCGAACAATGAACCCTGCCTATCTTTCTCGCAAGTTCCTCCTGACGTTGCTGGTCGTCCTGCTCGGTACGTGGCTGAGGTGGTTTGATCTGGTAGATGGTGGGATGTGGGTCACGGTCGTGTCGCTGGCCCTGACGGTATATGTCGGCGGCAACGTCGCTCAGAAGAAGGTAATCCCGCAATGATCAAGTATCCGCGCTCCACGATTGCCGCACTCTCCCTGTCTGCCGCCGGATTCGCCGGCCTTGTACTACATGAGGGTTGGTCTGACAATGCGATCGTTCCGGTTCCCGGCGATGTCCCGACGATTGGCTTCGGCTCCACCGTCCATGAGGACGGTAGTCCGGTTCGCATGAATGAGAGCATCACCCCACCCAAGGCGGTGCGTCTTTCTGTGGCGCACATAGCCAAGGATGAGGCGAAAGTGCGGAAGTGCCTCGGTGACGATACACAACTCTATCAACATGAGTGGGATGCCTACGTGTCGTTCGCCTATAACGTCGGCACAGGGAACTTCTGCAACTCTTCGATCCCGGCCAAGGTTCGCTCCGGCCAGTATGCAGAAGCGTGCCGGGTGATGGGGCAGTATGTTTGTGGTCCGGCGACGCAGGCCACCCGTGCCAAGCCGGGGCAGAAGTGCTATCATCCGACTAGACCCCTGCGTGTCCTTCAGGGCCTAGTGAATCGCCGCGGTGAAGAGGTTGCTACCTGTCTCGGAGATGAACTCAAGTGAATACCATCCGTCGCAGCATCATCTCTGCCGAGATCACCTCGCTCCGCGACTCCGATCGGAGAATTGCGGGCTTGATCGCTGCTGAACGCAAGAGCCTTGACACGGGTGAGCCCCACGCCTCATGGGTCACCATCGCCATGCTCAAGTGCGCTGCCGGTGCGGTGCAACAAGCTGAACGGAGCCTGGGTGCCGCTCTTGATCCGAGCGACGTTGAACACATCGAGATCGGAGGTGTGTGATGACTCCGGCTCGGACCTTGATTCTGGCACTGGTTGTGGCTCTTGGGGTGTCTCTGGTGACGTTGTTCATCGCGAACGCGCGGGCCAATCAGTTCAAAGCGGAATTGGAAACCTGTGCCGCAAACCACAAGGCGTTCGTCTCTCTCACGAAATCGGCCGGCGAACTTGCCAAGGCCAAAGCTGAAGCCACGGAGGTACAAAATGCAATTATCGTCGAACAGACTCACACCGGTTGGGCTGCGGCTCTTGCTAGTGTGCGCAGCGACGCTGGCCGTGAGCGGATGCGCATCGCAACCAGTGGAGGTTCCGGTGGCAGTGGAGTGTCCGCGCCAGCCCAAGATCGACCCGTCAATGCTGGAACCGACACCAACACAATACCTTCTCCCGCCAGAGTTGCGCAGGACTGCGCGGAAACCACAGTAACAGCCAACTACCTGCAAGGCTACATCGAAAAAATTGAGGCGCAGTAATGATCGAACCATCCCAACATTTTGACTGGTTTTTCCGGATTGTCGATCACGCCAAGGACTCGTTTGCCTCATTCGTCTTCTACGGTATAACGCAGCAAACCCAGATCAACACGTCGGCAGTTGCCACCTCGGTCGTCGTCGGTGTCCTGTCTGCGATGGCCGCCACATACGTTCAATCCGATCGCACGGCCAATGATCTAAAGCGGGAAGCTGCCGCCAGTGCTGAGTTTAGGCAAGAGGTCAGGGAGTATATGCGTAACCAGGGTGACAGGTTGTCTGCCATCACCGATAAAACATCACGGCTCGAGGTGCAGGTTGCGAACATACACGGCGCCATGGGCGGTATGGGCGGTATGGTCGGCATGTCCGGAATAAGCGGAAAGGGGCGGTAGTGAAAACCTTGCTTTGGCACATCCCAGCTTTCGTTTTCAAGACGCTGATCTGTTTCATCGCTACCGCCTTCATGTCTCTTGTCGGCCTTCCGATGGTTGCCGTAGCCTTGCTTGCTGGAACCAGGGACATCCCTCAAACAGCAACCCCTTTCATCGAATCTTCCGGGGTGTGGGTACTGAGAAGGCTGAAGCCATTCTTCCTGTTTTGGGACAACCCGTTCGACGGCGCCCTTGGAGATTCATACGGAGACTGGAATAGAATCAGGAACGGGGAGGCACGGAGCTTCTTTTCCATGTGGCTATGGTTGGCGGTACGAAATCCAGCCAACTATTTCGGCCGCTTTGTTCTCGGAATCGACGCCAAGGATTACAGGTACAAGCTGCTCGGTGGTGTGCAGGAGGTTTCAGAAACCAAGCACGGGTGGCAATTCATTTTGGCCACCCATAGAACTACCGGAAAACACGTCTATTCTTTGAAGTTTTCATATCCCTGGTGGTTTAATCCGAAACGGGTTTTCTACGGAGCGTTCGGGTACAAACTTCAAATGGGGTTCGGGAATTTGACAGCGGAATCCAATATCCGTGATAGATTGGTCGGTGTTGTAGCACGGGTGAATCCTTACAAAAACATCGAATCGAAACTGAACACCTAAACGTAGCAGGAAAAGACCATGATCACAGCACCCATTCTTGGCCAAGCCACACAGCAAGTGGCTGGTGCGGCGACGCTCGATCCCAACCAACTTGCCCAGGCAAACGCGACCACGGTTTCCGGCCAGGCCGGCAACATCGTTGGTCAGGGTGGTCCCCTGATGCAACAGGCGGCCACCATCGGAAACTCCATGGCAGCCCAGCGCGGACTCCTGAACTCCAGCATGGGTATTCAGGCTGCGCAGAATGCCGTGCTTCAGAACGCGACCCAGCTTGCCCAAGGTGACGCGAATGCGCTGAACCAGGCGAGCCAGTTCAATGCGCAAGCGACGAACCAGGCGCTTGGTCAGAACACGGCAAACCAGCAAGCCGCGAACCAGTTCAACGCCCAGCAGGGTAACGCCATGAGTACATGGAACCTGGGGCAGCAAAACGAAGCGGTGATGAAGACGCTCGACGCCAACAACAAGGAATCCCTGATGAACATCGAGGCGAACTACAAGACCTTGATGCAAGCCAATTCCAGCGCTTCCGGGATGTACGAGCAGATGCTGAAGAACCTCTCCGACATCCAGACCAACAAGGATATGGACGCTACCACCAAGAGCACGGCGATCCAGAACCAGCTTACCTACCTGCGCACTGGCATGACCATGCTTCAGAACATGAACGCTATTACCGGCCTCGTCACCTTCTAACCATGCACATCCCGGCCGACGTTCGCACCTACCAGGCCCGCGCAACCCACTACACCGGGGATCGCGGGCCTTGGCTCGAGCACATGGTCGAGGATTGTGGCTGTTCGCTGGACGAGGCGGTTGAGTTGCTGACACCATACGAGGTGATTCCCTACATTGATCCGAAGCACGGCCACATGGCGACGCTGATCAAGCAGAACAAGGAGGTGCATTTTGCGGCGTACCGGCGGTTTCGTCGCAAAGCGCATGTCACATCCGACCGGATCAAGGAGTTTCTGCAACCCATCCTGGACAAGGAGAAGTTCCTGGTCACCAAGGTTGCCGACGATGAAAGCGATGCCTTCATCACCCATTTGGGTTTCGAGCCACTTGGCACTACAATGCAGGGGCTTCGCACCTTCATTCTGAACGAGATCAAATATCCGAGGTTGCACTGATGAACACCTTCGAACTACGTCAAAACCTGCGCTACTACGACCAGCGCTTCAGCGAGATGCCTGTCGGCGATCCCATGTCGGGTGCTCCTTATGGGGAATATCTGAAGTCGAAGGCGATCGGAGCGATCATTGGTGTCGTCGCTGCCATTGCCACGGTCGGAGCCGCCGCCCCCATCATAGCTGGTGCCATTGCAGGCACAGCCAGTGTAGGGGCCGGCATTGCCGCCGGCGCCATGGCCGCCGGTGGGGTGATGACTGGTGTCGGCGCGGCAACAGGGAACAAGAAGCTGATGAAGATCGGTGGCGTGCTGGCCTTGGCCGGCGGCTTGGGTTCATTGGCCCTGGGTTCGTTCAGTACAGCTTCGTCGGTTGCCGGCGAAGCGGTGCCAGGCACTGTTGCGGCGGAACCGGTTGCCGAGGGTGCCATGCAAGGTGCCTCTGAGCAACTGACCGGCAAGCTGGGGGCAGCTTCCACATCGGAAGCATTCGGTGCAAGCGCCGAAGGGATGAACGCAGGCGCCCTAAGCGTCGACAAGCTGGCTTCTGCAAACGTATCTGATCTCGGAGGCGGCGTCGCTCAAGCGTCTGGGAATTTTACTGGTGCTGGGCAAGGCGGCCTTCTTTCTGAATCCATCAACGCGCCGAGCAGCGCTCTGACCGTACCACCAAACGATGTGGTGGCATACACTGGTAAGGATTTCTCTGCCAGTGCAGTCAATCAAAGTGTTTCACCGACGGTCGAGGAGGGGGGTTTCCTCAACAAAGCCGGTAGCTGGATGGACAAGAACAAGACCCTGGTCGAAATGGGTGGCAAGCTCCTGAGCAACCTTGGCAACCAGGCTGCCGCTGCCGACAGGGCAGCGGCTGCCGGCGGCGGAAGCGGCAGCACGGAAGCGAACAACGCCTATCTGACGGCCAAGGCGAACGAGACGAATGCTTCGGCCGAAGCCCTACGCACCAAACAGGCCGCCGAAGAACAGCAACGCAGGAATGCCAACACCCAAGTGATGATGATCTCTGCAAGCGATCCGAACCGTGATGCCAAGGTGGCCGATGCGGTGACCCGGGGTATCCCGTACCAGATCATGTTCCAGCCCGCTGCGGCACCTGTTTCGATGAGCGGGCAGAATTACGCCACGACCAGCAACCAGTGGGCGCCCCAGCGCTAAGGAAACCCCATGTCTATCCTTCAAGACTCCATGCAAAACGCTCAAGTTCCTGCCGGCCCTGCCGCCCAGGGTGGGCCGGCGCCGGCCTCCGGCGGACAGCAGTTGCCTCCACCGAATCCGGAGACTACAAGCCCGCTCGTCAAGGCCCACGAAGACGAACTCGCGAACATGGTCAAGGTCATGCCGCCGCAGATGCGCGACGCCTACCAACGTGTCGTCGTCGCCGGCAAGAAGATGATGTACGCACCGGAAACGGCCGAAGCAATCCAGGGGATTATCCTCGACGACGAGGTTCCCATGGCGAACAAGCTGGGAGAGGGTGTGGCCAACCTGGTAGTGATGATGGACAACCAGGGCAACGGTACTATCCCCAAGGACATCCTCGTCCCTGTGGGCGTCACCCTCATGTTCGAGGCAGCCGACTATCTGTTCGAAGTTGGTATGGAAGTCACCGAGAAGGACCTTTCCGACGCCATGGAGTTGATGGTGTATTCCATCTTCGCGGCATACGGTGTCCCGGAAGAGGAAGTCGATAAGACCATCGACAAGTTGATGGGTGATCTCGATCTCGATGAAGAGACTAAGCAGAAGCTGGTCGGCGGCGTCGAGGAACGCGAGCAGGCTGACATGGAAGCGGCTGAAGGTCCGGCAGGGGAAGAAGCTGAATTCAACGCCGGGTTTGCAAC